GAAAGTTTTTATCAAAAGCTAGAGTTGGTATTTTTCCAAAAGCAAAAACTGTTAGTACAACAAAAGAAATTTAAATTAATTGAAAAAAACTGTGTACTTTTAGCAGAATATTTGGTATAATATAACTATAAGTTCAAAGGTAAAGGAAGTATAATGGCACAATTTAGTAAAATCCGTAATGATTTTCTAAGAAATGGCCCATCAAGAAACGATGACCTTTTTGAAGTCATGATGCTTGCTGCAAATAGAAGTGGAGTCATCGTTGATTCAGATAATCCATTGCCTGTTTCTATTGGCGGTGAATCAATTACAATTACTGGGCCCGTGTCAATCCCTGGTGAAGTGGAAGTCAGCAATGACGAAGGTGATCCATTACACGTTGATATCGTCGGTCAGACTTTTAACTTAATGCTTGATAGTGCTTCTCATATTAACGTCAATGTTACTAGTATACCTGAAGTTGAAGTTAAGAATGATGTGGGCAATCCACTTAAAGTTATCGGAACTGACGTAAATCCTTGGGGTAAGCAAGTGTTGTTGGTTGATGACGATACTGTACAACACACTTCTAAAAACCGTCGCAAGGTGTCTACATTCGAATTAACAGACTTTGCTACATATACACAAAGCAAAGATGACGACATCTGGGACGAACAGATTTCAGGAACAGCCAGTGCCGCGCATGACGAATATCAGGCTATGGTTTTACTCGAAGTGGGCGGTACAGCAGGTGATGAGATTAAACGCCAAACCAAGCGTGTTCAGAGATATATACCAGGACGGCAAAGCGAAATGTCTATGGTATTTCGTTGGTATCCACTTCTTCCTGGTATTCGTAGACGCGTTGGGTTATTTGATGAGGGCAATGGCGCATACTTTGAAGAAGAAGGGTCTACATTTTACTGTGTGATTCGCAGAAATACATCTGGAGGAATAGTTGAAACTCGTGTTGCTCGTGATGATTGGAGCGATGACAAACTGGATGGTACAGGTCCGAGTGGTATCGTATTTAATCCCTCTGCCATACAACAAATCATTATTGAATATGAATGGTATGGGGCAGGACAGGTAGAGTTTAAATTTGTTATTGACAATAATGCTCATGCAATACACAAATTTAATCATGCTAATAGAATTGAAAATACATGGTCAGGAAATGCTGCACTACCAGTAAGGGTGGAACTGGCCAATGTCACAGGGGTTTCTTCTGGGCCACATTACTTTTGGCAAGGTTCACATTCATTTACTTCAGAGGGTACAACCACACTAATAGGTAGGCAGAAGAGTCAGTCAAGTCCAATCACAGGGCACACACTCAGCTCAGCCAACACATTCTATCCTGTGGTTGCTATTAGATTAAAAAGTACCGCACTCAACTCAGTGGTCATACCAGACTTTTATGCTGGAGCAACGTTAGATAATACAAATATCTTTATTAGGGTATTGGAAGGTGCTGTCATCACAGGTGGCACTTGGATCAGTTATGATTCTGAAAGTGCTGTGGAATATAACATTACCGGTACCGCACTGAGCAACGGAACTATTTTAGACACGGTGTATGTTAGTTCCGGCAACCAAGGTACTGCATATAAACTACCAGAACGTGCTATCACACAGTTGACGAGAAATACCACAACTACGCTGGGTGACACACCTGCTACATTTGTAATCGCTGTTGCCGCAACCGGCGCCAACAAAGACGGTTGGGCCAGTTTAGGTTGGATCGAGGTACGATAATGGAAAAATTTAGTTCTTTTATAACTGAACAAAAAAACACCCATATGACTCACATCGAGGATAAGGTTATCTACGGTGGAGTCAAAGGAACACGTGATGCCATTTTAGCTCTACGTTCTCTTCGTGATATGCTAAGTGGCAAACATGCTGGTAATGTTTCAGTTAAATGGGATGGAGCACCAGCTATTTTTGCTGGTATCGATCCACGTGATGGAAAATTCTTTGTAGCAAAGAAAGGTATCTTTAACGTTAACCCTAAAGTATATAAGACAAATGCCGATGTAGAAGCTGACACTTCTGGTGATTTGGCAGATAAACTTAAATTAGCTCTTAAATATTTACCCGCACTGGGTATTAAAGGAGTCATTCAAGGAGATTTTTTGTATGGCCCAGGAGATCTTAAGACGAGTAAAATTGCGGGTGAATCGTATCTTACATTCCATCCGAATACTATTGTCTATGCAGTTCCTGAGAAATCGGAAGCAGCTAAAGCAATTAAAAGTGCTAAAATCGGAATTGTCTGGCATACAACGTATACTGGAAAAACATTTGAAACGATGAAAGCGGGNTATGGTGTTAATGTTGCAAAGTTAAATAAGTCACCAAACGTTTGGTCTCAAGATGCTATGCTAAGAGACATGACTAATCTGACAATGAGTGAAAAAGAAACAAATGAAGTAAATAGCCATCTAAAAAATGCTGGATTTCTTTTTAATAAAATTGCAGGTTCAACTCTTAAAACATTAGAAGCAAACGAAACGCTAGCAAGACATATTGAAACTCATGCTAATTCGTTTGTGCGGAAAGGTGAAGTACCACCACCTGCAAATAAAAGAACACAATCTCTTATTCAATTTATTAAACAAAAATACCAAAAAGAAATTGATAAACGTAAAACAGAAAAAGGAAAGTCNGCTCAACAAAAACAGTTAGATGCATTACTTACTTTCTTTTCTGATTCAAATAAAAAATCACTAGAAAATATGTTTGAATTGCAAAGAGAACTTGTTTTAGCTAAACTAATTCTTATAAATAGATTAAATAAGTTGAGTACTGTTAGTACTTTTCTTAAAACTAAAAAAGGTTATCGTACAACAGATCCAGAAGGTTATGTAGCAATCGATAAACTTGGTGGTGATGCGGTGAAAATTGTTGATAGGATGGAATTTTCCTATGCTAACTTTTCACCCGACGTTTTGAAAGGCTGGGATAAAACTGGCCGATAAATATATTAAATGGGATAAACCAGGGAGAATATAAAATGGCATCAATGTCATTTAAAAAATTCATTATAGAGAACCGTGTTGACAATAAAGATGATGTCAGCGAAGAACTCTCTATTCAAGGTCGTCGTAAATTAGCACGATCAGCAAAACGGCGTAAGACTCGCTTGGCCATGGCAAAGAAAAGAGCCATGAGAAGGCTAGCATCTACTAAGGTTTTAAAGGGTAGATCTCGCAGAGCAGCTCGAGCAACATTTGCAGACAAATTGGCTGGCTCAGGTAATAAAAAATCTGAAGTCTCAGTAGCTAAAAAGAAACAAATTGAAAAGCGTTTAAAGCAAGGTGGTTGGCAACAACGTATTGCTATTATGCAACGCCGCTTAATGCCAAAGAAACGGCGCGCGGAGATTGCTAGAAAACGATGATCAGTTCATTCAAATCATATTTAATTGAAGAAGAGAAAACTCTTTATTTTGTGTGGGGTCGTATGAATCCACCAACGGCTGGCCATGAGAAATTATTAGACTTTCTTAAGCAAAAAGCTGGCAATAATCCATTTAGAATTTATCTTACTCAATCAGAAGACGACAAAAAGAATCCTATTCCATTCGTGCAAAAAGTAAAGTTTGCACGTAAAGGTTTTCCACAATATGCTCGCCAAATTATGTTAGATAAAGGTGCTAGCACACTTCTTAATCTTATGACAATTTTTCATAAAGAAGGTTTCAAAAAGGTTGTTATTTGTGCTGGCTCAGATAGAATACGAGAATACGATATTTTACTGAATAAGTATAATGGNGTAAAGAGTAAGCATGGCTTTTATAACTTTGAAAATATTTCAGTACTTAATGCTGGTAACAGAGATCCAGATTCAAAGGGTGTTGAAGGTGTTTCAGGTACAAAACTAAGAGGCTTTGCTGAAAATGGCGATTTCACTACATTCGCGCAATATATGCCTAAAAAGCTTTCTACAGCAGATACAAAAGCTGTATATAATGCTGTAAGAAAAGGTATTGGTCTTAAAGAACAAAACAACTTTAAAAATCACATTCAACTTGAGCCTGTTTCTGAAATTCGCGAATCGTATATGCGCGATAATTTATTCAGTGTTGGTGAAGAAGTTGTTATTAAAGAAAATGGCATTGTAGCTACTATCGAATATCTTGGAGCTAATTATCTTATTGTAGAATCCAAGGGTGAAAGATGGCGCAAATGGTTAGACGGTGTTGATAAAGTAAATCCAGATGACATGCGTAGAGATTCATATGTTAATGCTCCATATCAAGCTCCAGGTTATGAAAACCTAATGGTTGAAAAGAAAGTATATCATAGTGGTTTAAGTAAATCTACTCAAGCCAAACGTAAAGCGCAATTTAATAAACAAGCTAAAATGGATGACGATGATCCAGCTGCATATAAACCAGCTCCAGGCGATGCTACAGCTAAAACTAAAACAAGTAAACATACTAAAAAATTCAGGGATATATTTGGCGATGATTAATTTTAAAGAATATTTAGAAGAATCCGCGAAAGAAGGACTTAAAAATAAAGCTGCTAAATCTGGCATGCCATATGCTATTTTGAAAAAAGTCTATGATAGAGGAATGGCAGCATGGAAATCAGGTCATCGTCCAGGAACCACTCCACAACAATGGGGCATGGCTCGAGTCAATTCATTTGTAACAAAATCATCAGGAACGTGGGGCAAGGCAGATAAAGACCTTGCAGCTAAAGTAAGAGGATAAAAAAATGCCATTAAAAGTATCAGACGGAATGAAAGCGTGGATTTCAGATTTTGAAAATTCTGACGCGCCACAATTTAAAGGAAAATCAGAAGATGAGCGCCGCAAAATGGCAATTGCCGCTTACATGGATGCAAAGCGTGGCAGTAATAAAGAAGATGTTAAAGAGGCAATGACTCCTAAACANAAAGCTGAGTTAGCAAAACAAGTTGCAGCCTTTAAAGCTAAAGGTGGCAGTGTAAAGAAGCTTGCTCCTGGAAAAGCCCAAGGTTACCATGGTAAAGATGATCCAGGTAAAGATATGCATGGCATGATGGATAAAGGTGATACTAGAAAAATTGGTACACGTAAAAAAGTCAAGTCTATGGAAGCAACTCAGGTTGACGAAATGCAGATTTATCGTGTAGGTCATAGAAGTATAAGTGGAAACGTACATGCCAAAGACGAAGATCATGCAATGGAGATCTTAAGAAAGAAAGGTGTCAAAGGCAAGATCACTCTGACTCATAGAGGAGCAGTAAAAGATAGAATTAGGAATTCAAAAACTGGCAAGCCTATGGCATATGCACCTAATGAATCTGTGGAAGTCAACGAAATATCTATTGAAGAGAATTATGTAGTTCAAAAATATATCGGCAATAAAAAGGATGGCCCAGCAAAATCTTTCGGTGGTGATCTGAAGAAAGCCACTGCGCATGCTACTAAAATGGGCAAGGACTATAGAGTACATAAAGAGTCCACCAATGTTGATATGCATGAAGGTTATAATATTTTCACCTTCGAAGGTGATAATCCTCCTTTTGCTGGTCCATATAAAAAAGCTGGTGAGCCACGTAAAGATAGATTTGGTAATACCATTAAGCCATCAAACGTAGCTAGACATCTTGCTAGATCAGCTGCTCAAAAAATGGCTGATAAGCAAAAGAAAAAACCAATTCAAGCTCAAAAATCATGTAGTGAAGAAGTTGAATTGGATGAAGCAGCAGGTGGAATGTTCTTTAAAGTATCAGTATCAGGTTTACCAGATATTGTTATGATTGGTAGATCACCAGGCGATGTTAAATCACAGCTTCGTAAAATTGTTAAACAGCCATCAATGATTACTGATGTTGAACGCATGACTAGAGCTGAAGTTAAAAAGCGGTACCGCGATCTTGCTTTAGGTGATATGGAAGATGATGATTTGCAAACTTCTGAGTCGACTCAAGCA